AATATCTCCTCGGCGATCTCACCAAGGACATGCGCTTCAAGGTGCATGTGGCCAAGTTCACCGCAACCCGGGTCTCGGTCGAACTGAAACCCCTGCAGCTTGCGGGCGGCATTGCCGATATCGACATCCTTGCCCCCCAGATCGTGCCCGACGCCACCAACCTTACCTATCAGGTGCGGGTCTCAGACACCTGGTATTCGATCGCTGAGACGACGCCGGATTTTCTGACGGGGCTGCCCGCCGTGTTGCCCTTACGCGCCGTGATGACCGGAACGCCGGAGCTGATGCCAGTCATCCATGCAACTGACTCTCAGGTGAAAGTTTCGCGCGCCAAGACCGCTTTCCTGCATGTTTCAACGCCGAGGACACTGCCCTCCGGGATGACCACCAAGCAGGTCCGGGTGGTGGCAAAAGCCTATCCCTTCGTCAGTGCCCAGCACACGCTGGCCGTGACCCTTCTGACCGGTGCAGGTTACGCGACCTCCGTATCGCCTGCGGCCGTCGTTACCCGCAACATCGGCTCGTCCGACCGCGCCAACGACATCGAGAAGGAATACCTCTTCACCCTGACCAGCCCGATTGCTGCCTACAAGATCAAGATAGCCGGCAGCGCCACCTCGGCAGGACAGCTCTTCCACGTCGAACAACGCATCGACACCGCCATCTGAGGAGGATCCCGAAATGGCCAAGCAGTCTGAACCAGAAACCATCGATCCGAACGCGAGTTACCGCGTCGAGCTTGCCCGTCCGGTCCGGGTTGCAGGGATCGCCATGCACCCTAACGATCCCGACGTCACTGTCTCGGGCGCGGTGCTGGAGACCATCCTGCAGGCGGTTGCGTCTTACGTGAAGGTCTGACCTGATGCGGCGCTTTGATCGCTACCGCGTGGCCGATGATGACGAGGTCCAGGCCGGCTACTTCAACGGCGTCCATGAAGACCTCGACCTTCGTCTTCACGCGGTCGAAGAAAAGGCCGTGGGCTGGGAGGAAGAAGTCACGCGCTTTGAGGATGTAGCGCTTGGCCGTATAGACGCCGCACTTCTGCCAATCCTGCAACAGGCAATCGTGATCCGTGACCGGATCGAGACGGCGGCGCATCTGGGAACACTGCTGTCGGCCCAGTCCAATAGTCAGGTGGTAACCGGAGCCGGGATCAAGACCTTCCTCGTCCGGGAGAGCGATCGGCTGCGTTTTGCGCCTGCAGGCTTTCTGGTGGTCGTGAGTGAAGCCCAACCCGCAAACTGGCTTGGCGGCCGTCTGAACGATTATGATCCCGACAGCGGCGTGCTCTCGATCCTCGTGACTGCAACCGGTGGGAGTGGCGTTCATTCGGATTGGTTCATTACCGCAACGACCGACCCTGTGCTTGCGACGTCGATCCTTGAGGCAGCACAAGGGCTGTCGGCATCGGTCGTAGCCGCTGCCCAAGGCGCGCAGCAGGCGGCAACCAGTCAGCAGACGGCTGCTGTTCAGGCGGCCAGTGCTGCCAATTCAGCGAACTTAGCGGCGACATCCAAGACGCAGGCCAATACTTCGGCCATTGCCGCGGCGGGAAGTGCCGAGACAGCCTCAAGCGCTGCGACGTCGGCGGCAACGATGCTTGCGGGGCTTGGAAGCAAATATGCCGGAGCATCAGCTACGGCTCCTTCTGTGGATGCACTTGGCAAGCCTTTGACGGCCGGGGTCCTGTGGTTCGATACCGCTCAGAACCTGATGAAGGTCTATACGGGTGCGGTGTGGATCGTTGCGGCCTCAAGCGTGTTCCGGTCATCCTCGACGGAGACGTTTACAGCGAGCGCCAGCCAGACGAGCTTTGCCGTGACCGGCGGCTACGACGTTGGCCGCCTCACCGTCTATCGCAACGGGCTTCGCCTCATTGCAGGTTCAGGCTTCACGGCCACCAATGGGCTGAGCCTAACACTCGGCAGTCCAGCGGTTGCGGGCGATGTGATCGAGATTGAGAAGTCGATCTTCATCCTCTCCGATGTCTGGTCAAAGTCTGAGGCTGATGCCCGCTTCCTGATGTCGAGCTCGCCGCTTGATGGCGGCGCCTACTGATCAATTCTTCTTCGGAGGCATCATGGCCAACACCATCCGCTTGAAGCGGTCATCCCTGGCTGGCAAAGCACCCGCCGTTGCCGATCTGCAGCTTGGCGAAATCGCCGTCAACACGACCGATGGCAAGCTCTATCTCAAGAAAAGCAATGGCGGGGAATTCATCGTCGAGGTTGGTCCTGTCACATCCGTTGCGGGCAAGACTGGTGCGGTCGCACTTGCGAAGGCCGATGTCGGACTGTCCAGTGTCGACAATACGTCGGATGCCGCAAAGCCCATCTCAACCGCGACCCAGACCGCGCTCAATGGCAAAGCCAATACCGTCCATGGTCATGTCATTGCCGATGTCACCAATCTTCAGGCATCGCTCGACGCAAAGGCCTCGTCGACGCATACACATACACTTGCAAGCATCACCAATGCCGGCGCGCTTGCGGCCAAGAACACGGTGGCCGCTGCTGATATCGACGCAGGTGCTGCGACGCTTGCAAAATTCGATCGCACAGGTGCTGACAATTATGTCCTCACCGCAAAGGGTGCTGGCAACACACCCGTCTGGCAAGCCGCTTTGGCTGGCGCATCGACCCTGACAGCGGGGTTCACGCGAAACATCTTCAGCAACGTTTACACCATCGATCTTTCAGCCGGCAGCACCTTCAACGGCACGATCACGCGACGTCCGAGTGTCAGCGATGCGAGAGATTACGTCTTCAATACGGTCCTCAATCCCATCTCGTTTGTTGGCTCCAGTGGTGCCACGGGCTCTGCGGCCCTCACTCTTCCTGCGGGCATTCAGCCAAATGATCTGATCATCTTGATCCAGGGCCGCGATAACGCAGCGCCCGTCGATCCAGCCGGATGGACCAATCTCATCACGGCGGCTTTCAGCGCGACGACGGTCGGCTATTCCGCTTGCTATCTCGTTGCCGGTGCCACGCCGCCGACGAGTGTTACGGTGAGCACGACCAACACAAATGATGCGGCCATTGCCATCGTCTACCGCGGCGTTGATCCCTTGGCACCGATTGATGTCGTCTCGGCAAGCGCTGTCGGGATCGCAATGCCCGACGCACCCTCGGTCACGCCAAACTACAACGGCGCGCGCGTTGTCGCGATCGGCTTTATCGACGATGACAATTACGTGCCGACCGCTCCTTCGGGCTTTGGCAATCTCGCCTATCAGTCGGGTACGACACTAGGTTTTACGGTGATGTCAGCGGACATCCTTGCCTATAAGAGCGTCTCGGTGGACCCGGGCTCCTTTGGCGGCTCCGGTGCTGATGACACCGTCGCCTATAGTCTTGCATTGAAGCCCAGTGTTGCTTTGACCGAAACGCTCACGCTGCCAACGGGTCTCGTTGAAGGCGATACGCTGGCGCTGATCACAAGTTATGCTTCGACGCCGAATACGATCATAACGACGCCGAGCGGTTGGACATCACTGACGGGAACCAACCTCGGCCAGAACGGCTATCGCTTTGGCGTATTCACCAAAGTAATGGGACCAACACCCGACACGACCGTTGTCGTCGCGAAAGCCCCATTGGCAGCCATCCATCGCGTCTATGTCTTGAAGGGCGTGGATCAGGCGACGCTCGTTGATGTGAGCAGCATCGACAACACACAAGGTTTTGGCGACACGCGCAGCTTGAACACGACCCAGCCCTATACGCTCTACTTTTGCGGTTTTGGATCGCCGCGCCTCAATTCGAACGTCGTCTCCACCGGCCTTGAATACTTCGACTATGTCGAGACTGCGGCCGGTACGAGCTACCTCCATCTCTTCACGGGCTGGGCGAACGATCTCAAGAGCGGTTCTTTTGACGTCCCGCAGGTCACCGGAACGTCGGGCGCAGGCAGCAACAGCGGTTCGAGCTGGGCCTTCGCGTTTCGAACGATTGTGCCGCGTGTTGTCTTCAGCAATGAGCCCGACAAAGGCAGCGCCTACAGCTGCACCATCGATGTGAACTTCGACACGAATGCGGTCATCTGGCCCTACAACGTCACCTTCGAGGGGATGACGGCGCTGCAACAGGACCCGACTTTTTCGACCCTCAACTATCCGGGTTCGGCGACGGTGTTTCATCTCGCAAAGACCGAGCCTCTCGTTCCTTTTGCTGCGAGCGGCCAAGCAGCCTTCACGACACCTGGAACCTACACCTGGGTCGTGCCGGCTGACGTAACGAGCATCTCGGGCATCGGCGTGGGGGCCGGTGGCGGAGGCCTGACGGCTGCGACCGGCGGCGGCGGTGCCGGCGGCGATTTGCGCTACCGGACCTCAATTGCCGTCACCCCCGGCGAAACGCTGACCGTCGTGGTCGGCGATGCCGGCGTCACGGGAGCAACGCCCACGGCGGGTGGGTTCACGCAGATCAAGCGCGGCTCCACCGTCATCCTCGAGGCGGCTGGTGGTGGCGTGGGCCGCGCAGCAGGTTCTGGCACTAAGAATGGCACCAGCACCGCGCTCAGTGGAACGGTCGGCGGCGGCAATGGCGGCACGGCCCCAGTCTCGCCCGCGGGCGGCGCTACGGGTGGTGGCGGCGCTGGCGGCTATGCCGGCAATGGCGGTAACTCCGCTGGCACAGCTATCACGGCCGGTAATGCGGCTGCGGTGGGGTCTGGCGGTGGCGGCGCTGGTGGGACCGGTGGCTCGGGAAGCGATGTCTCTGGTGCCGGTGGTGGTGTTGGCCTCTTCGGCATTGGGGCTGACGGCGCTGGCGGCACTGCCAACGCCACGACTGCCGTGGGCGACAATGGTGGACCAGGATCTGGTGGGCTTGGCGTTGCTTTCGGCGGCGGTGGTGGCTCGTCTGACAATGCGGGCGTCATCCCGAGTGGTGCCGGAACGGGTGCAGCCCGTCTGATCTGGGGCAAGACCATAGGCGGCGCAGTTCGCTCGTACCCGGCAACGGGCACCATCGATCACGTCAGCGGTGGCACGACGCCGAACCTCTACCGCGCCAAGGCCTACGACACCTATCCGCAAGCCTTCTACTGAGTGACTGCGGCCCCTAAGCCGCCACATCAAAACCCCTTCGCTCCAACCACCCCGCCTTCGCGCGGGGTTTTTCATTTTGAGGAGAACCGCTGATGAGCGACCCAACCTTTGGCATTTCGATCACGCGGATCGACAACGAGCCGCGTCCCGCCGTCTGGTCCGACATGTCGGTCGTGGGCCTGATCGGAACGGCGCCCGGTGCAGATCCCGCGCTGTTTCCGGCCAATACGCCGGTGTTCCTCTATTCGGATGACATCGCAAAGCGCACTGCACTTGGGACCACCGGCACCATGCCCGCCGCACTGTCGCTGATCAATGCGCAGCTAGGCGAGTTTCAGGTGGCGGCCAAGGTGGTGGTTGTCCGGGTGGCCGAGGGCGGCACGGTGGACGAGACGATCGCCAATATCGTCGGCGACGGAATCTCCACCGGGCTCGAGGGCTTCATTCAGGCGGGCCCCATCCTGGGCGTGATCCCGCGGCTTCTCTGCGCGCCCGGCTTCACGAGCCAGCGGACAGGCTCGAATGCCAATGCGGTCTGCGCCGCACTTCCTTCGATCTGCAACAGGCTTCTCGCCCATGCGGTCGTCGACGGCCCTGCAACCACAGAACAGGCGGCCATCGACTGGCGCGAAACCCTGTCCTCAACGCGGTTGATCCCGGTCGATCCTGCCGTGCGCATCATGGCCGGAACGGACGTCACGGTCGTACCGCTGTCGCCCGCCGTCATCGGCATCGGCGTGCGGCGTGATCACGAAAAGCAGGGTCGCCCGTTCCACTCCTGGGCCAATCAACCGGTACAGGGGATCGTCGGTCCTTCGCGGCCTATCAACTTCTCACTCACCGATGGCGCAACGGAAGGCCAGCGGCTTTTGTCGCACAATCTCGGCGTGCTCTTGCGCGGTGAAATGGGCGTCGAGACAGCGATTGCCTCTGGTGGCTTCGTCTTCGTCGGCACCGACAATGCAGGCGAGGATGATCTCTGGCGGTTCTACAACGTCACGCGCGGGCGCGATTACATCCACCTGATGTTCCTGCGCACGCTGCGTTTTTATCTCGGCCGTTTCAACATCACCGGACAAACTGTGCAGGCCGTCCTCAACACAATCGGCTTTGCGCTGCGTGACTTAAAGGCCGACGGCGATATCCTGGGCTATGAGGTGAAGTTCACGCGCGATCAAAACTCGCCGGAAGAACTGCGCCAAGGCCGCTTCACGGTGAACTTCGCGGCCGAGGAAGCCCCCGTGCTGCGTTACCTCGGCATCCAGTCCGCCCGCTACCGTCCCGCACTCGATGCGCTGCTCGACGATCTGCTCGCTCAGGTCGGCGCCATCACCGGCTAATCAAGGAGAACAGCCATGAGCACGATTTACGTAATGGAAGCCGGAAACCTGTTTTGCGGCGATCATGATCCGTCCGCCTCAAAACACCTTACTCTCAACGAGTTGCAGCTGCCCACGCTGCAGGAAATCTACCAGGATCACCATGCGGGGGGGTCGCGCGTGCAGATCGAAGTGGCGGTCGGCATCCAGAAGCTCGAGCCCACCTTCAAGCTCGCAGGCTGGGATCCCGACCTCCTAAGCCGGTTTGGGCTTGGCACGCGGGACGCCAAGGTCTTCACCGCCTACGGCGTCATCCGCGACAAGCGCACTGGCGTAGCGCATGAAGCCAAAGCCGTCATCGAAGGCCGCCTCGGCAAGATTGAGCCCGAAGCCTTCAAGCGCGGCGAGATGATGGGCCACGATTACGCCATCAACGAGGTCATGCACTATGAGCTCTGGTTTGGCGAAAAGGAGAAGCTCTTTTGGGACTTCTTCTCCAGCGACTGGCGCCTTGATGGCGCGTCGCAGATCGATGACGAGCGCCGCATCCTGCGCATTCCCACCACCGGCTGAGGAGATCCATCATGACAACCCCCATCACCATTGCCTTGACCGAGCCTGTGACCTTCGAGGGCTACACCATTACCGAGCTGCAGATCCGCAGGCCCAAGGTGCGTGACCTCCGCGCCATGGAACAAGCGACTGCCGACAAACCGACCCAGCTCGATCAGGGCGCAGCCATGGTGGCGCTCCTGTCGGGCATTCCAGAAGCGGCCATCGAGGAACTGGACGCCGGGGACTTCACCCGCGCCTCCGAGGTGATCGCCGGTTTTTTCGCGAAGGCCGCGCCGCCGGAAACTGGCGCAGCGTAATCGCCGACATTGCCCATGTGCTCGCAACGCCCATCACGGCCTTTGAGGACATGGACTGGCACGAGGCGCTGCTCTGGCATGAGGAGGCGCGGCGGCTTTCAGGGTCTGTGGGGGGCTGACGATGGCAAATCTGACCACCCAGCTCATCGTCGAACTTCTCGACAAGGTGACGGCACCCGCGCGGGGCGTGGCGCGGAGCCTCGCCGGGATCACGCGGAGTATCGATGACGCCAATGGCCGAAGGATCGGCTTTGGTGATCGCCTGGACGCCGCCATCACGCGCAACAACCGCGCGCTTGGCGATGCGCGTTCCGGGCTCGTCGATGCGGTTGCGGGCTTTTACGCGCTGAAAACGGCGATTGCGGCACCCGTCGAAGAGGCCATGAAGTTCGAAAGCGCCATGGCCGATGTGAAAAAGGTGGTCGACTTTCCAACACCGCAGGCCTTCAAGGATTTCCAGGCGGCGTTGATGGCGCTGTCACGTGACATTCCGCTCAGCGTCAATGGCCTCGCGGAGATTGCTGCGGCCGCAGGTCAGGCGGGCATTGCGGGCGCGGACCTAGTGCGCTTCACACAGGCCGCAGCAAAGATCGGCGTGGCGTTTGATATTTCGGCAGACGAAGCCGGATCCGCCATGGCGAAGATGATGACGGGCCTTGGTCTTACGATCGATGAGACCGTGCGGCTTTCCGACGCCATGAACCATCTCTCGAATGCGCAAGCCTCGTCGGCTGCCGAAATTCTCGACGTGGTGCGCCGGGTCGGCGCGCAGGCCAAGATGTTCGGGTTTACGGCAGAGCAGACGGCGGCCTTTGCCTCGGCGATGATTTCGGCAGGGGCAGAGAGCGAGGTCGCCGCAACCTCGTTTCGCAATATGGGGCTGGCCCTCACGCATGGGACAGCCGCCACAAAGGGCCAGCGCGAGGCGTTCAAGGCGCTGGGGCTTGATGCCGTCTCTGTGGCAAAGCGCATGCAGGAAGATGCTGTCGCCACCACGGTCGATGTGCTTGAGCGGCTGTCGCAGCTTCCAAAGGAGCAGCAGGCCGCAATTGCCAGCAATCTCTTTGGCAATGAAGCGCGCGCCTTGGGACCGCTTCTCACCAACCTCGATCTGGTCCGCTCGTCTCTCGGGCTGATCGCCAATGAGGCCAACTATGCTGGGTCCGCCTTCAAGGAGTTCGAGAACCGCAATCGGACCTTTGGCAGCGAGTTGCAGCGTTTCAACAATCTACTCACAAATCTCAAGATCACCATTGGCAACGCCATTATTCCGGTGCTCTCGAACCTGATCGTCACCATCACGCCGATCATCGACAAGGTCACAGCGCTCGCCGCCGCCTATCCGGGGCTTACGGGCGCCATCGTGTCGGCGACGGCTGCCGTCATTGCCTTCAAGGTGGCGCTTGCTGGCCTTCGCTTCATTGGCCTCATGGGCCGTGGCGGGGCGCTGAGCCTCCTGTCGCTGGGTTTCAACTCGATTGGCAAGGCGGCCATCGGTGCGCGCGCGGCGGCAACCGAGATGATTGCCCTGCAAACGGCACTCGGCGCCATGGGTGGTCAGTCGCTGGGAACATTGGGGACGATCGGAGCGGGTTTGCGCGGCATGGCGCTGGCAGTCCCGGGTGTGGCCGCCATCGGCTCAGCGCTCACGGCCGTGGGCGCAGCCCTTGCGGCAATCTCGGCACCCGTTTGGGGAACAATTGCGGCCATCGTTGCGGCCTTGGCGGCCGCCGGCTTCACCATCTGGAAATACTGGGACCGGATCTCTGCGGTGTTCGCCGGTGTCGCGAAACGATTGAGTGAGGAATTGGAACCCGCTTTGGAGCTGGCCCAGCCGCTCTTCGATGCGCTTGCCACCGTGGGCGGTGCGATCTCATCTGCTTGGGCCGGGGCGGCCCAATGGATCGGCAGCTTTTTTTCCTCGCTCTCCGGCTGGTTCGGCCAGGAGACCTTGTCGGAAGAGCAAAAGGCCCAGTGGGAAAAATCTGGCTACGACATTGCCGACCGCATCATCACCGGCATCAAGTCGGTCACGGTACGCCTTGGCGAACTGGCTGGCGAGTTTTTCACCGCCGGTTATAATTTGATCAAGTCGCTCTGGGACGGCATGGTGCAGGTCTTTGCCGATCTTAAGTCTTGGATCGACAAGCAGATCGCAGGCATCCTCGCGCCCATCAACGATGCTGCCAGTGCCGTCAAAGGTTTCTTCAGCTTTGGCGGTGGTAGCGAGGCGGCGTCGCCACAGGGGCGCGCCTCGGGCGGGCCGATCAGTGCTGGCAGACCCTATCTTGTTGGCGAGCGGGGCCCAGAGCTGATCACGCCAAGCCGGTCGGGATATGTCCACCCAGCGGGCAGCACGGGCGCGCCTTCGATTACGATCGGGCCTTTCAGTTTTAATAATACATCTGCGGCCGATGCCGCCGAGATCACCGCACAAGTGCGCGCCGTTTTGAAGCGCGAGGTCCGGGAGGTGTTCCGCGGTGTTTATGCCGATGCTGGATTGAGGTTTGCCTGATGCTGATGGTTCTGGGACCTGTCCAATTCGAAGTCTGGCCGTTCAACGCCACCGATTACGAGCATGGCCACGAGGCGTCCTTTGCTGAAAAGCCGGTTCTGGGCACCCGTCCGCCGCTCGAATGGGTGGGCGAAGGACCCGAGACATGGACCATCAAGGCCCGGATCTTTCCGCGCCGCTTCGGCGGGCTCGAGGATTTAAAGAAACTGTCCCAGGCCCGGGCGTCGGGTCGTCCGCAATACTTGATGCGCGGAGATGGCGCCCAGATGGGCTGGGTCGTCATCGAAAAGGTGCAGGAGCGTTCGTCCTATCTTGATGCCAAGGGTGTTGGCCAAGTGATCGAGGTCGACATTTCGGTAAAGCGCTCAGCCAAGCCCTCCAACGGATCCTTCTTCTCGCTATTGTCGGGGTTGTTTGCATGAGCGAAGTAATCGAGCGCCTCACGGTTGAGGGCGACGGTATCACGGTGTCGCTTCTCGTCTG